CGACGGCGAGGATGCGCCGAAGCGGGCGACCGAAGTTTCCCGGCCGCAGTTCGGGCCGGCTGATCCGTCCCTCAATCACGTCCACGCCGACTGCGCGATCTGCCGCGGCTCGGTCTATGTAAAATCCAGCACGCCGGCCGCATGGGAGGATGCCTTCTGGTCCGCTCGCTTCAAGGAACCCGGCAACCTCAAGCACAACACGCCCTATGCCTGCAAAGAAATCCTCAAGCCCATCGGCCCCCTCGACCATGCCCTCCGGTCACGCATCGAGACTTCCGGTCGATAAGGTCGTGGTTGTCGGGTGCGGCGGCAACGGCTCCATATTCGTCTCCCACCTGTGCCGCATCTGGAAGGCGTGGGTAGCGCTCGGCGGCGATCCGTTCGACATCACACTGATCGACCCCGACGACGTTAGCGAAGCCAACCTGTCCCGCCAGTGCTTCTGCGAAGCCGACATCGGCCGACCGAAGGCGCTCGTGCTGGCGCAGCGCGCGTCGGCCTTCTTCGGCATCAGCGCAATCAACCCGATGGTCGGCCAGTTCAACATGAACAGCTATGAGCTGACCAACGCCGTCGTCGTCGGCTGCGTCGACAACATTGCCGCCCGGAAACAGATCGCGAGAGCAACCAAGGGCGGGGAGCCCGACTCCGGCGCCTACTGGCTGGACCTCGGCAACTCCGATCACTCCGGCCAGGTCGTGCTCGGAGGGCACGGCTTGCCCACCGTGCTCGACCTCTACCCGGATCTCATCAAGGCGAAGGACAAGAAGTCCGCGCCGTCGTGCTCGGCCGCCGAATCGCTCGAGCGCCAGGATCTCTTCATCAACCCGCTCGTTGCCACCCTCGCCGGAAACCTCCTGTGGAAACTGATGAGGACCGGGCGCCTCACTCATCACGGCTACGTCATCAACCTCAACGAGGGCATCGCCCTTCCGATCAAGGCATGAGCGCGATCTACCCTCACAGCAATCCCGACGGGCTCCAAGTCCGCGACCTCATCGCCGAACTCCAGCGCCATCACCCGAACGACTGCACCGACGTCGCATCGGTCGCCCGCGTGGGCGGGTCGATGCGGCTCCGGCTGCGCGAACTCAGGGAATTCGAGCAGGACCAAATCTGCGCATCCCTCTCGATCGCAAGGAGCAGCCTGAAGGACGCCGAGATGCAGCTCGCGAACGCCAAGGCCGAACTCGCCCGCGTTACCAGCCAGACCGACGCCGCGCGCAAATCCCTCCGCAATATCAAGCAGCTCCACCGAGCCAGAATAAAATTGCCATGAGCAAAAAGCCCAAGCCCCGCCCCGCCCCGTGGTCGCACGACGAAGATAACCTCATCGTCGACGACTACCTCGCCATGCTCGCCGCCCACCAACGCGGCGAGAAAGTCAACAAGGCCGCCACCCGGCGCGCCCTCCTCGCCAAGCTCAACAACCGCTCCGAAGGCAGCGTCGAGTTCAAGCGGATGAACGTGTCCGCTGTTCTCGAATCCTTCGGCAAGCCCTACCTCCCAGGCTACAAGCCGGCCTACAATTACCAGCAGCAACTCGAGATGGTTGTTGCCCAGAAGTTCGCCATCAAGAAAGGTTGATGTAACCCATTTCCGCGGGTAACACCGCGGCTTGTGTCAGGGCTCAAACCGGCCGGCGCACCTGTGAGGGGTGCGCCGGCCAACCCTTCCTCACCACAATGCTCCACTCCACTATCAAAGACACCCGCTCCGGCGTTCACGCATCGAACCTTCAGGAAGTCCTCGATGCCGCGACCTCCGGCAAGCACGCCCTCCAAGGCGGGCAGCAGCAATACCAGACCCCCGAGTGGCTGGCCCGCGCCTGCTCCGCCATGTTCCCGTTCGGGTCGGCAACCGCCGTCCTCGACCCGCAATGCGCCGGCGGCAATCTGCTGCGCGCCGTCGAGTCCTACCACCGCTACGGCTCCGACATCGACAATCGCTTCCTCGGTCGCGCCGACGACGACAAGGCGGAGTGCATCTCGCGCATCACCGCATCGTGCGTTCACGTCTTCGATCTGCTCGACCAGGTCGACGAGGGTCGGCATGTCCAGTTCGACTGCATCGTCAGCAACCCGCCGTTCGCTATCCGGTGGAAGCAGCCCGGCGACGCGGGCGATACGATCGACTCGACCGAGTGGACGTGGAAGCACGTCATCAAAACCCGCCTCGCCGATCTCGGCTACGGCTACATCATCAGCAATGCCAACACGCTCGAGCGGCTTGGCATCGCGACCGATCCGTGGTGCTACCTCTACCAGCGGTTCCCCGCCGGCGGCATCTGGAAGGACTGCAATGTCGAGCTCGGCATCGTCCACTTCCGCCGTCACGACAACCGCCCCAAGGACAAGCCCGCCACCCCCACGGTCAAACACTGGAGCCACGTGCCGAGCGAGCGCGAGCTCGCCGAGTTCGCCCGGACGATCCGGTTCGAATACGTCTATCGCCCCTACACCTCCCACTACAAGATCGACGAAGTGTGGGAAAAGGTCGCCGAGATCGTGCGCGAGGAGCGCCTCGACCGCCCCAAGTTCAACATCTACCTCGGCAAGGACGGCGTCCTCCGCACCTACCTGTCCACCCTCGCCCAAATCAAGATCGTCCCCGAGGAGATCGAGCGCCTTGCCAGTATCAACAACTGCCACCCGCTGACGCTCACCACTGAGCGCGAGACGCGGAAGCTGCTCCATCACTACCTCACTTCCGGCATCTACACCATCCAGCCCGAGGCGAAGAAGGCCATCGCCGACGCGCTCGCCGAGGTCAACTCCCTCGCCTGCCCCATCCGTCCCGTCACCGACTTCGAGTCGGTCGCCTACGCGGAGGAAGAGGACACGCTCAAGTGCCGGGCAATCACCCGCGACCCCGGCTTCTCGCTCACTCCTGGCAATCGCTACGAGGTGCGCACCGGCACCTACTCCTTCACCGAGAAATTCAGCCGCAAGAAAATCCACTACAACGAGGAGGAAGAGAAGACCGAGATCGAGGACCATGACTGCCAGTTGTCCGGCGAGGACCGCTACATCGAGATCACCGACGACAAGGGACGCATCCATCGCTTCATGGATCGCCCGTCGTCCGGCCTCGCCTGGCACCACCCCGAGACGATGCTGTGGGAACTGTTCGAGCGCCCGGTCGTGCCGACCGTCGCCGAGACCTGCGCCGACGCCTACAACCGCAACCTCGCGACGATGCGGTTCAACGAGATGATCGCCGGATTCCAATACTTTCCGGGCCAGCTCGACTACTATGCCCGCATGGGGTGCAAGGACCACGGCATCATCGGGGCCGACGTTGGCACCGGCAAATCGCTCGGCGCCCTCACCATGATCGCACTCAAGGGTCCGCGCCGCACCCTGCTGATCGCGCCGCAAGGCACGATGCGCAGCAGCGGCGAGGACGAGGACGACGTCGACTATCAGGCGTCGCAGTGGGTCACCGAGATCCGCCGCTTCGCTCCGGGCGAGCCGGTGTTCCAGCTCTTCAGCGAATCCGACCTGCGGAATATCCTTCACGCCAACGCCGGCGAGCTGCCGCCCGGCATCTACATCACCTACCCGCAGGCATACTTCTCCAACGGCGGCTTCGAACACATCCCCGATTCGTGGGAGAACAAGGAGGAGGAGAGGTTCTGCCAGCGCTTCGGCTTCGAGTTCACCAAAGACCGGCCGAACGACGACTACCTGAGCCGCAGCGTCGGTTGCCACAACAAGGCCGGCATCCGCTGCATCGCCACCCCGTCACTCGCTACCATCGTCGAGGCTCGCTTCGGCGATGCGTGGGAGATGGTCATCATCGATGAGGCCCACCTGTGCTGCAACATCGAGGCGCAGATCACGAAAAATCTGATCCGGCTGCAGCCCAAGTATCGCTTCGCCATGACGGCGACCCCGATCCCCAACATCCTGAGCAATATCTTTTCGCTCATGGGCTGGGTCTGCGTCCCGGAGTGGCACAAGGGTGGCAAGCGCAACGCGGCCTGGCCCTACGCCGTCGACGAGATCGGCCGCTTCAACAGCACCTTCCTCTCCACCGAGGTCGACCTCACGGCGCAGCAGAAGGCGAAGGCCGCCGGCAAGAAATCGTGGCGCCAGTCCGGCACGAAGTTCTCCCCGGTAATCAGTTCGCCAGCCCGCCTCCTCAAGCTGCTCAAGCCGAACATGGCTTACATCAGCAAGGAGGATTGCAACCCGCGCCTCAACCCGTGCCAGATCATCGACGTCCGCGTCGCGATGGGCAAAGAGCAGTCCGCCCTTTACGCCTACTGGCTCGACCAAGGCAACTACTTCCCGGAGTTCAAGTCGCGCCTGACTATCGCCCAAGTCCAGCAGTCTCGGTTGCGCGGCATCTGCGCATCCCCCTCCGGCCTCGATTACAGCCGCGGCATGTGCCGGTCGAACTTCAATCCGAAGACCGTCACCATCCTCCAACTCATCGTCGAGTGCCTGCGGCGCGGCGAACAGGTCGTCGTGGTTGCCGCCCGCAAGGGTCAGTCCAGCGCCCTCGCGACCCGCCTCAACGACGCCGGCATCCCGGTCGCCCGGATCGACTCGACCGTCGCCCCCGAGCTCCACGCCGCCGAGGCTGCTCGCTTCAAGAAGGGCACGGCTCGCGTGATGCTCATGGGTATCAAGTGCGCCCAAGGCCACTCGTTCGATCAGTGCCCCAACCTCATCATCGGCTCGCTCGAGTGGAGCTACGGCACGCTGCATCAGGCGAAGGGCCGCGTCTGGCGACTGACCTCGCCGAAGCCGGTGAAGATCTGGTGCGTCCTGCACCAGAACACGATCGAGGAGCTGCTGTTCGACCGTGTCGCCACGAAGCAGGACGCCGCCACGCTTTGCCTTCAGGGGCGGCGCGTGCCGCGCGACTTCCAGCGCCTCGACGCCAACGAGATCATCGCCGAGCACATCGTCAACTTCGACGCCGGCGACGGCGAGATCCTGTCGGAGTCGGAGTGCGAGTCGCAATGGCCGGAGCTTCGCAAGAAGCTCGTCCACGCTCTCCGCATCGGCGCGGCCGGCGTCGCGATTGCAGCATGAGCTACCGCCTATTCTCCTCCGACGTTCGCACGGCGCGGAAGGAGCACACCTGCATCTGGTGCGGACAGAAGATCATCGCCGGCGAGAAATACACCGACGAGCGCAGCATCTACGACGGCAATATCCAGCGACACCGATGGCACCCCGAGTGCCACGCCGCCAGCGTGAGATACTTCTCCGAATCCGGAGAGGAAGAGTTCACGCCTTGGGAAAACGAGCGGCCTTCTCCGAACGCCGAGCTGACCGGCGCGAAGCGTCCGGTCTAGCGACCGTTCGGCCGCTACATTTTACCTTGTCAAATAGGCCGGCCAAAAACCATAGGTTACAGACCATGCCAACCAAAGCGCAGCTCGACGCCCGCCTGAAGAAGAACAGCTCCGGCACCTATGTCGCCCGGTTCAGGGGCAAGGACGGCCGGTCACACACGCGCTCCACCGGGGCGAAGACCCTCGAAGAGGCGCGCCGAATCCTCGAGGAGTCCCGGCTCCTCGACATCGAGGCCGCGGCCAAGGCGAACGCGCTCAACGCGGAGTCGCTTACCGCAATCATGGCCGGCCGGAAGGTGACATGTGCCACGGCCGTAGCCGAGTGGGCCGAGTGGCGCGCGGCCAGCACGAGCCCCAACACGCTGCGGACCCAGCTCATCACGCTCAATCAGTGGATGGCCAAGATCAGCGCCGGCGGATGGCCGGTGAACAAGCTGAAGTTCGAGCACATCGACGGCTTCGTGAACGACAAGGCCGACGACGCCGGCCGCAGCACCCGCGACAGCCGGCTCGCCAGCATCCGCTCGTTCTTCGAGTTCATCACGGCACGCGCCTACTACGCCGGCAACCCGTCGAAGCTCGTCTCCGTCCGGCTGCGCGATCTCTCGCACGAGCAGAAGGAGCACAAGGAGCGCGTGCCGTTCACCGAGCGCGAGTTCAACCATATCATGCAGCACACGGAGGGGAAGTGGCGATGGTGGGCGGCGCTCAGCTATTGGGCGGGGCTGCGTCTCGCGGACTGCGCCTGCCTCGAATGGGCCAGTGTCCTGGAGAACGAGATCGTCGTGTGGACGAAGAAGTCGGACGCTCGCGTCGCGCTCCCGATCGACGACCCCCTGATCGGCGGCGGCAAGCTGCGCACCATCATGCTTGAGATCATGGAGGTTAGCCACCACCCGCTCTACGTCTTCCCGGATGATCGCGAGGTCGCGATGGATCCCAGCAAGCGGGCGCGCCACAGCGTCTACTTCGGCCGCGTGCTCGAGGAGTTGGGCATCGAGGGCAAGTCGTTTCATTGCCTGCGCCACAGCTTCGCCACGCGCCTCGCCAAGGCGGGCAAGTCCGTCGAAGACATCGGCCGATTGCTCGGCCACTCCAAGTCGTCGTCGGCCGGCAGCGTGACCGCCGGCTACATCCACACCTGACCCCGCGGTCAGAACGCCGCGGCCCGGCGGCGAAGCTCGTCGATCGTCAACGGTTGCGCCGCACGCTGCGCCGCCCCCATCGACCGTTTGATGCGCTGCACGATCGGGCTGGGCGAGATCATCTCGGCGTAGGTCTCGAAGAGGCCGAGTGCATCCTTCACGGCGCGCTGCCCGTCTTCGTTCATTGCGGCATACAGATTCGCCACCTCGACCTCCGTCGGCTTGCGGGCGAATACCGTGCTCAGCGGATGGCGGGACTTGAAGCCCTCGAGCACCTTGCCCTCGGGGTCCGCCTCGCCCTGCTTGCGCGCGACATCGACCGCCGCCCGGTATGCTTCCGCAAAGCCGACGCGATCATTCGTCATCGCCGCGGTCTGCATCTGCTGCAGCCAGACCGACAGCGCCGTAGGCGAAGAGCGGCCGCCGCCGGCACGCAACTCGACGCCCGCCTCGCGACCGGCCGCCCGCAACCAGTTGCCGACATTGATGCGATTGGTTACCGCAGCCTCCGCATTGCTCAAGCCGAACCACCCGTTCACGAGCTGAGCCGCCTGAAGCACGCCGCCCCCGCCAATGGTTGTCACGAGCGGGCGGATGATCGATTGATACGTGATCTCTCCGTCCTGGTGGATGAGGTTTCGGATCGAGTCGCGAAGATTGGCGAATTGGCTGAAGGCGAGAACCCGGCTGTTGAGATCGAAGTCCCTCTGGCCACTCGTCGGATCGACGATGTTCACGAGCGAGTTGATCGCGTCGCCGGCGATGCCGTAGGTGCCGGCGCGCGCCAGCCGCTCAAGCATGGCTAGCGCGTTCTTCGGGTCGGACGCGGCGGCGAGCGCCGGCCCGACTACGGGCGTCAATGCGATGGGGTCGATCTGACGAAGGTTGGAGCGCTTCTTCAGCAGTTCCTCGTCATATTCGTCCATCAACATCGAGTATGCCAGGCCCATCGGCAGCGTCCATGCCGCCATGATGCCGAGCGCCCTGAGCGCAGAGGACCACGCCAGACGGCCGTCGGCGGTCTTCATGGCATCGTTCACCTGATTCACTTTCGCGATCGGCCAACCCAGCATGAGCCCGCCGAAGCGAAGGACCGGATTGTCGATCATGTCGATCGGCCGCGTGTTCACGCTCGCCTGAAGCGACACTTCGTTCAGCGCCATCATCGCCACGGCAAGAGCCTGGTCGCGGGTGAGAAGCCGCTCGCCGTTGGCGCGGCGTGCGATCGCGCCGCGCGCAACCTCCTCGATACTGCCGACGCCATACTCGGAGGCGCGCTCCCGGAAGTAGTTGAACGCCCCCTCGTCGGAGAACCAGCCGCCCTTCATCCCGAGGTCGCCGGCGGTCAGGCGAAGGCCGGCCTTGTTCATGGCCTCCGGGTTTGCGTCGAAGTAGTCGACGGCCCGCTTCACCATGAGCTCGAACGCCTGCACGTTGGCCGTCGCGATCGCCGTATCGGCCTTCGTTCCGATGAAATTGAAGGGCGCCCAAAGCAGATTGAATCCGCCCTCTCCCCTGCCCTTGCGCATCGCGGTCTGGATTCCTCGCGCAACCTGAGTCACGCGATTTCCGGCGCCGCCTTGGACGAACCGGCCGTCCGGCCCCATGTCGGACAGCAGCGTGCCGAGCGGAAGCCGCTCGGTCTGCCGGCGCTCGACAACTTCGGAGATCTCGCGCGCGTAGTCGGCCGCCCGGATCGCCGAAGCGCCGAACGCCTGAAGAAACGACGACGCCGACTCGCGGGCAAACACACGCGCGGCCGTAGTGCTGGCCCGGATCGACGACTTGCCGAGGCTTCGGTAGACCATCGGAAACTCGGCGAGCGAAAGAAGATTCCACAGCCCGGACTTCGGCTGGTTCAGGACCAGCGTCATGTTGAGCTGCATCAGCTCGAGCAGCGCGCGGGCGTCGCCCACCACGGCCTCGCTGCCGGTGAAGTGCTTCACGAGCTTCGCCCTCCACTGGCGGATGTCCTTCGCGTTCTCGGCGGCGCGCTCGAGCTTGGCAAAGTCCCAGCCTTGAGCCGCGGCCCACGCCTGCATCTCCTTCCGGGTGCCGCGCGGGATCTGCTGGTAGCGGTCAACCGCCTGCTTCAGCTCCGCCTCAAGGTCGGAGATCGCAGCGTCCATCGCTGTTCCGTCACGACCCAAGGCGCCGTGAAACGCGATCTCGGTCAGGGCGCGGCGGGCATCCGTCGGCGTGAAGATGTCGTAGGCCAGGTGCTCCGGCGGAATCAGGTCGTTGGTGCGGCTGTCCATCAGCCGGTGCGAGCGGTTCTCGTCGGGCGAGAAAGCGGACTTCGCCTGCGCCGAGCGCGCGGCGAGCCGGCTCTCCATTGTGTAAAGCTCGCCGATCCGCTTCAGCACGGCGAGTCGGTAGCTGCCCAGCCCCTTGCGGTCGTTCAACTGATTTGTCCGATCGAACATCCCATCGATGAACTTCAACACGTCGCCGCCGGCATCGATCCATGCACCCTGCGCCTCGACCTGCGAGATTGCGGTCGGGGAGCCGTCTGCGTCGTTGGCACCGAAGAACACCTCCTTGCCCGGCTTCATCACGAAAGGAACGAGGAACCGGTTCACCACTTCGGCCGGGAAGAACTTGCCCACCAATGCCTCGACGTCGCCGACCTTGGCCTCGCTGAAGAGGTCGTCGCTCCAGCCCATCCGCTGCATGTCGTTGACGAGCGTGCGAACCACGTCGCTGCGCAGGCGGCGGGTGCTTGTGAGCCAGCCATACTTTATCGCATGACGCTGCAGATTCCCCTTCCCGGTCAGCGGATCACGCATCCGCGGGTCGCTGATGTAGACGCCGTTCTTCTCGGCGATCCCGAGCAACAGCTCGCTCATGGCCTTGTGCTCGGAGAGCAGCCTTGCGAACTTGTCGCCGAAGTCGGCCGACACGGCGTTCTGTCCGCCGGGAATCCGGGCATACGCCGCCTTGCGGGCGACTCGCATGGCGCCCGACTCATCGCGGCCCGGGTCCGACTCGATGTGATAGATCACATCGCTGACGACCGAGTCGAAGAACTGGCGGGGATTGCTGAAGCCGGCGGCATTGCTCGCCTCCTGGAGCGCCTTGTTCCAGCGGCGAGCACGCGCGTCAACGGCGTCGGCGTTGACGAACATGATCGTCTGCCAGCCGTTGAGCATCTGCTTGATCTTCGCGCCGGCCGGCACGCCGATCCCGCCGAACTTCTGGCCGAGTGGCTGCAGCCACTTGTCGAACCAGAAGCGATGAGCGGCCTGATAGGTCTTGGCGAAGTCCACCTTGGCCAGCTCGTCCGTCTGTCGGCGCACTTCCTCGTAGAGGCGGGAGCCTGCCTTTGCCTTCTCGCCGTCGAGGTAGAGGCGATTCATGGCGATGTCCCGCGCCACTCGCTCATGCTGCGCGTTGATCTCATCCACCTTCATCGACAGCGTCCGGTCTTCGGAGACCCACGTCCCGTCGTCGCGGCGGCTCATCGCCTTGTAGGTGGCGCCATCGCGCGCGACCCAGCTCGAGAAGGCGCCGACCCCGCGCTGCAACGCGGCGGCCTTGTCGGCCATGAGCTCGGCGAAGCGGGTGCGCGCGAGCTTGTTCTCCTCCGCGCGCTGGATGGCGCGGCGCTCGCGGTTGAAGCTGCGGCGCGCGTCGAGGTAGGATGACCGCAGGCGATCCCGCAGGCTCTTGCTCTCGGCGGTGGCGACAATCCCCTTGGCGATTTCCTCGAGGCGCGTCTCGCTCGCCGAAAGGATCTCGTCGAGGTCTGCCTTGATCGCGTTGTATTCGGCGGCGTCGCGCAGCGTGCGGAGTTGGATGAGGTCCATCTTCCGCGTCTGGTCGCGGGCCAGCGTCGCCAGCGCAACCATCAGCGGCCGCTGCTTGGAGAGAGCGGCCAGTCGCGCGTCCGCCGGGGCGTTCTCACGAATCGCCGTCACGATGTCGCCGACCGCCATGCGGCCGAGCGGGAGGTTGAGTTTCGCGATGGCGCTCAGGTCGTCGAAGATCGTGGCGCCATCGGCGTCGAGCATCCGCTTGAAGGCTTCCTGATACTCCGCCGGGATGGCTGCATCGGGCTTCAGTTGCTCGACCTGGCGGATTGCGCCGGCGAGCTTGCCCGCCGCAAAGGCGGTGTCGGCGCCGCGGTCTAGGTCCAGCGCCAGATCGCGGACGAGCTCGCGCAGCGAATCGAAGAAAAGGACATTGAGCGCGTTGGCGTCCTTGTATTCGCGGTGCGCCTTCGTCAGCTCGCGGGATGCCTCGACAAGCCGGTCCGTCGCGCGGTCGATCGACTCGCCGTCGCGGGCGGCGCGGCGGCGGGCGGCACCTGCCAGCCCCGACGCTAGGCGGTAGGCCATGTAGCGGGCACGCTCGTTCATCGGCTGCGTCATGCCCTCGCCGTCGATCATTGCCCTCGCCGAGCCCGGCACGCGGGTTTCCAGTCGGTCAACGATGGCCGACGGCAAGTCCTTCGATGGAGACATGAGCGCCCAGAATTGCGCCTCGTTCATGTCGCGGCCGTGTTCCTGCTTGGCCCGGGAAATCGCGGGCATCAGCTCGCCCCAAGCCGCCGCCTGCACGCGCGCCATCGCGGTCGTGTAGTCCATGTCCTGCTCGGCGCCGATATTCTCCTCGCGCAGGAGTCCGCCGCCGCCGCGCTTCCATGCGTCCTTCCGCTCGTCGGGCGAAGCCTGCTCTATCCAGCGGAGCAACGGCGTAGCCTCCTCGTCGGTGACGACGCCCTGCTCGATGCCGGTCATCACCGTCGCCGTCAGCTTCTCCTTCGACCAACCAGCCGGGTTGACGAGACCGATCAGAGTCGACAACGATTCCTTTGCTGCGGCGCTCGTCCCTTCCGAGAGGGGTTGACCACGGGAGCCGGAGTCATTGGCGGCACGCTCGGAAGTGCCGCCGTCTTTCTTTTCGCCGGTCGCGGCCCGGATGCGTCCCTCCTCAACGTTCGGAGTATTCCATCCGCCGAACGGGCCGGCCGAGTGCTGGGAGATGAGTCGGCCCGCCTGATCGACGCGAACGAAGTGCCAGGTCGGAGCCGGGTTTCCGTCGGTGATGTAGAGCTTCGCGTAGACGGAGTTCTTCTGGTCGGGCGTCCGGGCGTCGGTCGACACCGTCTCGATCACAAGGTCGGCCTTCTGGAGCGTCGTGCCGATGAGGCCGACGCCGGCCAGCTTCTCGGGCCGGGCGACCGTGCGCATCCCGCCGCTCTTGACGAGGTGGACCGCACGCGCGCGCAACAGCTGATCGGCGGTGATGGCGGCGGGGTTGTTGCCGTAGAGAAGGCGGGCCGTTTCGCTGTCGCCGTGGGCAAGTTCGACGGTGCGGCCGTCGGCGGCCACGATCGACCGCTTCTCCTTGATGAAGCGATGCAGGAACTCGACCGCCGTGTCGGCGTTCAGCTTCGGATTGATCGGCGCAGGCGCCTTCTCGGGCCGGACAGTGGCGATCACTTCGGAGAACCGCTTCCCCTTGTAGTAGCCCTCGTCACGGGTCAGGCGCGGCCGGTCGAGATTCCACTCCGCCGCGTCGCCGGAATCCGGCAGCGCCTCCGGTTGCGTCACGCGCCCGGTGAGCGGGTCGACCTTGTTCGGGATCGGCGTGCCGTCGATCGCGATGAAGCGGGATGAGCGCTCGCCCCGGGTTTCGACGTGCGGCCGAAGCAGATCGATGAAGCGGAAGTCGAAGTCGCCGCCGAGGCGCCGGCGGAGATTGTTCTCGAACCACGCCAGCACGGTGCGCTCGTTCGGCTCGACGCCGACGGCCCGGAGCATCGACATGCCGGCGCGCAGATAGATGTCCTTCACCGCGCGCCAGATCGCCGCCGCAAGGGACGGGGCGGCTTCGCCCACGCCTTCTTCGCCGAGCCGAATCGCCATCGTCTCGACCAGCCGCTCCTCCCAGTTCTCGTTCGCGTTCTTCGCGGCCTTCACCTGCTGCCCGTCGCGCACGTCGGCGATCGCGCGATCCACCGCACGCCGCACCTCCGACCGCATTTCCAGACCGAGCTTCGTGACCTCGACGTGACCGACCTCGTGGATCAGGGTGACGATGTTCACGAGGTTGGCATTGGCGACGTCTTCCATCGCCAGCACGATCCGACCGTCGGGCGTGGTGATGCCGGCTTGCCCTTGGCCGATCTCGCGCTCGATGAGTTCGATGTTGAATCCTTGGCTGCGCAGACGGGAGACGAGCGCAGCAAAGCGATCGCGCGCCTGAATCGGAGTCCCCATCGGATCATCGACGCGGCTCTTGGAGAGAGCGACCTGCAGCTTCTTGTAGAGGTCGGCAATCTCCGCCTCGATCTCCTTGCGGGCAACGTCGTCGGCAGCACTTGCCAGCTCGCCGGTCAGTGCGTCGATCTTCGCCTCAATGTCGGCAGGCTTCTTCGGCTTCGACTTCGGCTTCTCGCCGGACGGCGTAGGCTTTGGCGCCTCGATCTTCGGCGCCGGACTCGGGGCAGGGATTGCGGCCGGCGCCGGCTCGGCCTTCACGCTGTTCTTCAGGTAGACCACGAGATCTGCCTGAGTGGCGTTCGCCTCCTTCAGCAACTCCTCGATCTGTTCACGGCCAACCCGCGGCAGCTTGGAGAAGGCCAGCTCCGCGCCATGCTCGCGCACGCGCTTGGCGATCTTCTCGAATTGCTCGGGCGCCTCGCCGAACACGTCGGCCAATCGCTGCTCAACCGGCACCTCCGGTGCTGCCGTCTGGTTGGCGATCGCGGCCGCCTTCTGTTCCGCAACCTGCACGGCGTCCATGTTCTCGCCGTCGGCCGTCACGACTCCGCCCGATGCCGAACCGACGCTCTTGGCCGAACGCTCCGATGCGGCGAGCGTCGCCTCGTAGGCTTCGCGACTCGGGAACTCCTGATAGATTTCGCCCGGCTCGCGGTCGAAGATCACGGCGTCGAACGGGATGGCGCCGGACTTCACGACATCCTCGAAAAGCACGGGCTTCTTCCCGCCAGGTTCGATCGTCTTGACGTAGGTCGCGGCCGAGCGGTCGCCATTGTATTTGCGACTCTCCGCGCCCATGCGTTGCAGCGCGTTGCCGCGAACGGTGGCGGCATTCTCGCCCACCGTCATGACGTTCTTCCCGGGCAGGACTCCGGCTTGGATCACGCGGCCGTCTGGCATCAGCAGCGCGATCGCCATGCGCGTGCGCGACTTGTTGCCCGACGTATCGAAGAACGCGCCCTTCGTCGCGCCCTTGGACTTGTCCTTCACGACGCCCTCGAGCCATCCGTTGAAGTCGAAAGCGCGCAGTTTCGCGCGCGACTCTTCGGTCATCGCGCCGACGTTGCGCTGAGCCAGACCTTCGGCGAGGGACTGGAAACTGATGACACCGTCCTGCGCAATTTTCCCGGCTTCGAACTTCGCCGGCTCCGCGTTCAGCGCGGCCGACAACTTGTCCCGCAGCTCGGTGTCGACCGCCGGTGCGGGCGACACCGGTGTCGCCACAACTTCGATAGCGCCGGTCGGCGCGGCAGCCGGTTCGGGCGCCAGCTTCTTCGCCGCCTTCTCGGCAGCGGCCTTGGCGCGCGCCGCTGCGGCTGCCGCCTTCTTCGCTTCAGCATCGGCCTTCTTCGCCTCCCGTGCGCGCGCGGCCTCCGACTTCTTGGCGGAAACCTCCGCGGCGACCCGGGCAGACTCCGTCACCGACTTGGCGTCGAGCGTTGCCAGCTCGGCCTCGAGTGCGGCGACATCGGCCTCGCCGATAGCCTTCGCCTTGCCGAGGGCATCGAGCAATGACTGCGCCGAGCTGATGTCGAGGGTCGGGACGCGGGTCGCGATCGAGCCGAGCGTGCCGGCGGCAGCGCGGATGCGCCGCACAAGCTCTTGCCCGCCCACGGCGGCAGGGGCGGCAGGAGCAGCAGGCTGAACGGGAGCCGCGGCAGGGGCAGCGACGGGGGCCGGTGTCACGAGCGGCGCAGTTGCGCCGGGCGCAGAAGCATTAACTGCGCCCGGCGACTTGCTGCTGCTGACCACCACGGCCGGCGCCGAGTCCTCCGAGGCGGCACCGGACCGAACTGTTGACGGCGCCGTCCGCGCCACTTGGGGAGCGCGCTGGCTCACGAGCGCCCGCAGAACTTCAAGCTCCTGCTCCTCGGTTGCGGACCGCGCCGCCAGCCGCTCCAGCGCGCCGAGTCGGGCATCCTGCAACGCGGGATCGGCATCGAGCCATCCGCGAAGGATCTCCCCGCGACTCTTCTCGCGAGGCGCAGCCGGGGCTTGCGGCGCCGGTGCGGCCGGCGGCTCGCCGATCGATGCGGCGCGGCGACGGGCGTCGAGTGCCCGCTTCACCGCACCGTCTTGCGCAGACTCGGCGCGCGCGCCGCCGATGGATTGCCGCACGGCAGAGCCGGCGACCTCCGCCGCACCCGGCCCGAGTTCGCCGATCACCTCCTCGAATACTGCCTTGCCTGAGATAGGGTCGCCGGCGGCGAGCGCCCCCGCCACCTCGCCGGCGCCGCCGAGCGCACCCTGCGTCAACGCCTCCGCGGCTCCGCGCCGGATGTTCTGCGCGGCGGTCGCGGTTCGCGCGCCCTTGATGAACTTGCCGGCCAGGCCGGCGGAAATCGCATCGAAGGCGGCGACCGGGATGCCGCGGCGCAAGCCGAGCTCGGCCGCGCGCTCCTTCACCTTCGGGTCGGAGACGACGCGCAGGATACTCTCGGGGTCGGCGAGGTCGGCTCCTGCCTCGCGCAAGACCTCAAGATACTTCGAGCCATACTCGACGGCGAGCGATCCGGCACCTGTTCCGGCGACTGCGCCAGCCACGCCGCCGACAGGGCCGAGCACGGAGCCTGCGGCACCGGCGGCGAAACCGCCGGCCATCGACGGCAGGGAGCCGGCGAACCCGCTGGCGACGATGTTCGAGACGATCTCGACAGGATCCCGCAGGAACACCTTCACCGCATCGATGCCCTTTGCCGACTGCCAATCCTCCCACGCCACGCTCGAAGGGCGGGAGCGGATCGATTCCTCCCGGCCGGCGATGCTGCGCGCGGCCTCGTCGCCGACTCCGCCGATCGTGCTCAATGCCTGAGCGCTGGAATCGTAGGCGGACTTCGCCGTGTTTGCGATGCCCTCGAGCGTGCCCGGAGCAACCGCCTCGCGGGCGAGATTGAACTGCTCGGCGAAGTCCGGGTGCTGCTGCGCCTTGGCTTCAAACGATCCGTCGTTCTTCGCCTTGAGCATGCGCCCGAGCTCGAGCGTCAGCTCGAAGTCGGTCCTCACATCCCGCTTGCCGCTCTTCTCGAGGAAGCGGCGGTAGTCCTGGACGAGCGTGTTGGTCGCGGCGTAGGGGTCGGAGGCGGTGGGCATGCTCAGAAGGGAACGTCTTCGTCAATGTTCTCGGTTCGGCTTGGACCGGCCGGCCGACCGGTCGGAGGCGCGCGGTGACCCGGCGCTTCGCCGCCGCCATCACCACCACCCGCCGGGCGATCGTCCTTGCTTCCGAGAAACTGGAACTGCTCGAGCACGACCTTCATGCGGCTGCGCTTTTCCTTCGTGTCCTTGTCCTCCCACTGATCGAGACGGAGCCGCCCCTCGACGTAGAGCGGCCGGCCCTTCGTCACGTATTTGGCGATCGTCTCGCCCTGCTTGCCCCACGCCTCGACGTCGACGTAGGTCACCTCCTCCTTCTTCTCGCCGGACTCGAGCTTGAACTCGCGGTTGATGGCCAGCGAGAACTGGCAAATTGAGGTGCCCTTGGGCGTGACGCGCAACTCGGGGTCGCGGGTCAGGTTGCCCATGAGGAGGACTTTGTTCAGGGATGGCATGGTGGAAGATTACTGCGGAGCCAGCTCGACGGGCGTCACAGCCGCGCTGCGCTGCTTCAGAGCGGCGATCTGATTGCGGAGGTTGATCGCGGTTGCGGAGGTCTGGTCGCTGAGCGCCGCAAGGCGGGACTCGAGCTGTTGAATCTGGCGCGCGGTGTCATCAGTCGCGGACTTCGGCTCGTAGGCGTAGATCGGGCCGCTCGGCGCTTCGGCAAACGTGGTCTGGCGGTAGTTCGAGGGCTGCATCCGGCCGACGATCTCGCGCGCCGTGTTGCCCACCCCGTAGCCGAACGCGCGCATGGCGTCGGCGACGGCTTCGTTTCGGCGCGTGCTCGCCTGCTGCGGGGAAAGCGCCGCGGGCGGCTCGATGGGAGCGGCGAGGGCGGCGCCGGGCGAAGCGACCACCTGAGCAGGGGTCGGAGGCGCCGGCGGCGGGGTGGACGTGGATGCGAGGAAGCCGGCCATATCACCGGCGCCGGCGACGGCAGGCGCGGAAGCGGCAGGCCGCGGCTTTGCGGCGGCAGGCGCGCCCTCGGTGATAGCAGCGGGATCCATGTATGCGGCCGAGCCCGTGGTGATCGCCGCCTTGATCGCCTCATACTGGCCGTTCACGGCACGGTAGGCGTCGTTGAGCGTGCGGGCGGACTGCTGAATTTGGAAGGTCCGGGTGAGGCGATAATCCTCGAGCAGCTTGCTGCGGATCGCCGCCACCTGGTCCGGCGTGGCGCCCTTTCCGGCCTCGCGCGCGGCGCGCCGATTCGCCTCCTGAATGACTGCCTGCGGGAAGTTGCCCTCGTTCAGCGACGCGACCTCCGCCTCGATCTCCGCGCGCTGCCCCTCGATGCCGACGAGCTTGGACTGCTGCGCCATCATCAGCGCCGCGCCGTTCTCGGCGTTCTTCACGCCCCGCTTCTCATCATCCGATACCACCTTTTCCACGACGGAGTAGGCGCCGCGCATGAACTCTCGGACTTCGGCGATGTTCTCGGGGGTCGCGCCGAGCACGACACTGACATCACCAAGCCCGCCCTTCGACCCCTTGATGAGCGCAGGGATGGCGGCCTTGTAGCCGGCCAGCTCGTCGATCAGCCGCTGGCGCTCCGGGCCGATGCGGGCGAGCGCGGCGTTGATTGCCTCGGGATTCTCGGCCTCGTTCGGGTTGAGCCCGCCCTCCTTGACGAGCATCGTCTTCACGGCGTCCCAGCGACGTGCCTTGTAAAGTTCGTCCTCGCGCTTCCAGACGGCATCGCGCTGCCGCTCCTCGTAAGTGCGCGCGTCCTTGATGTCGGCCTCGCGGTCGGTGCGGGCGCGGCGGTAGAGCATGTCCTCGCGGTTGATCTGCTCTTGGCGAAGGCGATCCTCGCGGGCCTGCTGCTCGGCCCGCAGGCGATCCTCGCGGCGGAGCTGCGCCCATTGGGCGGTGCCGTTGTTGATGACTTCACCAAGGAGTGCGAGGGGGCCGGACATAGTGGGATGGGATCAGTTGCCGAGGTCGTCCGTCACGCGAGGCGGGGTCGTGGTCGGCGAGTTGCGGAGTCCGTTCCAGACATTGAAGCCGGCGCCCGCGATGCCGGCGCCGAGGGTGGCGAGGTCGCGGCCGACCGTCGACGGACTGACCGTCGTCGGGCTTGCCGTCGGCATGGCCGGCGTGGCGGAGAACCAGTTGAGGTTGTTCAGCGTCCGGGTGAGGCCGGACTGACCGACCTGCCCGGGAATGTCGATGAGGCCGAGCCGGGTCGCGCCGATCTGAGCGGGGACGAGCGCGGCCGTCAGGCTGCGGGTGAAGTCGTTGTCGAAGTAGGCTGTGCGCATGCGCGTGCCGGTGTCGCGCGCGCCCTGCTGCTCCGTTGCGAGCTGGCCCGCGTTCGCGACGCGCGCCGTCGAGAGTGCGTCGTCGAGATTGAACCGGCCGCGCGCCGTCTCGTCGGCGATTCCGCGCCGCTCCGTCGCGTCGTTTCCGGTGATCGAAAAGCGGGCATTGGCGACCTCATCGGCGAGCGCCCGGCTGTCGCCGGCGTTGGCGACCTTGGCGCCGCCGATCTCCTGTGCGGCCGCGCTGCGTGCGCCGATGGTTGCGCGCGCGAGGTTCGCGTCCTGCATCGCCGATCCGCCGACGAAGCCCTGAAGCGCCTGCTCGGCGACGATGCGATCCCGCTCCGACTGCAGCCCTTGATTGATGGCTGTGACGCGCCCTTCGGCCGCAGCCAGGCGCGCGGAGTTGAGCTGGTCGAGCGCGGCCTTCCGCTCGGTCTCGAGGGTGGCGAGGGCGCCGCGAAGCTGTTCGGTCTGGGCATCCAGCGCGCCGCCGCGGTCTGCCTGCATCCGCGTCAGCGCCGCCGTCATCTCCGTCTTGCGCTGATCCAGCGCCGCGAGCCGCGCCTGTGCCGCCGTCGCGGCCGACGCGGCGAGGCGGGCGGCGGTCTCGTCTGCCATCGCCTGCTCCTCCCGCAGGCGGGTGCCGTCGAGAGCGCGATTGTTGATTCCGACCGCAGTATCTAGGGACCGATTGATGTCGGTCACTACTTGGGTCGCCTCCGCGCGGCGCGCAGCATCGGCCGTAAGGTCGGGGCCGATGTAGTCTTGGATGATCTTGTTGAAGAGCTGCTGCTCGAGCGGGACCGCGCCTGCGCCGGTAGTCGCGGAAGTCGGCGAGACAGCCTCGGGGTTTACCTTGAACCCGAGCGCATCGATGAGCGCCATCTCCGGGCCGAACTGCTGCAGCTTGTCGGAGACCGTGTGGCCGTTGGCGCCCCACCAACCGGTAAAGCTGTCGACCCACGCCTTCATGTTGCCGCCGTATTGGCGAACGAAGGCGTCGCGCTGGTCCGGCTTGGCGAGCACCTGCATGGCTGCGTCGAACGCGCCGTCCGGCAGTTCGCTGGCAGATCCCCAAAAGGCGTTGAACGCCTCCTGCCCCTGCGGACTGGAGACCTCGGCGCCGGGAATCAGGCTGAGGTAGGCATTGAGCGCCTTCTGGTAGTCGATCATGGGATTACTTCTTCAGAAGGAACGGGGTGTTGATTCCTTGGCTGGCGTTGGTCTGGAGGCCGGGAACTGCGCCGGGGACCACGTTGGCCCACAGCGGCAGGCGCGTGTTCATCGCGCCGCCGGCGACCATGCCGGGGACCTCGCCGGTCTGCGTGTTCGAATCGGGAACGATGCCACGCTGCATCAGGTAGCGGAGCCAGTTCTGGCGCTCTGCCTCCTTCTGTGCGGCGATGTTTGCGTCTTGGGCCGCGGCGTTGGCCTTGGCTTGCTTGTTGGCGCCGTAGGCGGCGGTGCCGGCACCCACCACGGCAGCGGTGCCGGCCGCAACGGCTGCCCACGTCCCGAACGAGAAGCCGGACAAGAAGTCGGTTGCTGGGTTGAACCGGCGTCCTTGCGGCCGGAAGATGCACAGATAGCGGAGGATGTTCATGCCTTCGGTTCCTTCAGTTGCCGCATGACCTCGTCCGCGAGGAGAGGGTTCGTGTGCGGCTGGATGATGTCGGCCTCGATCTTCTCGAGGTCGGTTTCATTGGTTGGATGGAAGGTCGACCAAATCGTATCCTCGTGGGCGTAGATAACCCGCTGCGTGCCCGGGGTTGTGATGCCCGTGTGCGGCGCGGAGAGCTGGACGATGCCGCCATCCTTCGTCCAGACGGACACGGAGCCATGTGAGATTACGAACGGATGCGTCGTCTTGTGGATCTTGGATATTGAGATCGACCCCTTCGGCAGCATCACCTCGCGCACATAGAGCCCGGGCGTAAAGATATGGTTCAACGGAAGCTCAATCACGCCGCCGGATGCGCGAATTACCGCCTCGAGTTCGTCAACTCGGGAGGGTTGGGCTGCGATTGACTCTGCGGCGGCTTTCACTTCTTCGGCGTGGATTGCTCGGCGATTTTCTGGGCGATGCTTCGGGCCTGAATAAGGCGACCGGAGATGATGGCGCGCCGCTCTTTGGCGTGTGCGAGTGCGGCCTCGATGCGCAGCACGTTGTCGTCCGCGGCCGCGTGTTGGCGCTCGAGGTCGGACAGCTCGCCGGCGAGCTGGTCCTTCAGAGGGGGATTTACCTTGATCGCCTTCATGCCGTTATCCGTGTGCGTAGGTTACTTTTTTCAAGCCAAATCACAGGCCGGCGACCAAGCACTTCAACACGCCGTCGACCCAGATGCCGATACGGTTGTTGACCGAGTCCCACCCGAACGAGATCCGGGACGTGCCCGTGACGCCGCTGTAAACGAATCCGTTGCTCGTGCATCCGTCGACCGTTCCGCCGGTGATGCCAACCGATCCCGAGTTCTGCGACGCCATCGATCCGACCGAGAATCCTAGGCGGGAATTGCTGAGGGTGCCGCTCGAGATATTGCCGGCGTTGATGCCGGTGATGGAGGCGCCGCTGCCAGAGAAGGACGTCGCGGCAATGTTCCCGGTGGACCCGACAATGTCGATGGCGCCTCCGACCTGGACGCGGGGCGTCTCAATGCGATTGGCGTAGACCCGGGAGTAGTTCGTGCCATCGAAGACGCGGACCTCGGGAGTCCCGCCGGCGGTGGACAGGATGAGCGACGCCGCGGCCTCGGTGAGCAGGCGCAGCTCTGCGTAGGCGGGGCTGCCGGCTGCCTGGGACACGGCCCGAAGGTCGCCCATGATGGCCGCGGTGAGGTCGACCTTCTGCGCCCACGCGCGCAGGATGGCGTAGTCGAACGAGCCGCCGGAGATGACGCTGCTGATGCTGATCTTGTTGGCCGCCTGCCCAACCTCCACGTCGCTGCGGATCGTGCCGCCGTTGAATTCGAATGTGCCGTCACGCTTCAGGCGCCACCCGCTCACGCCGGCGACGAAGCCGTCCGAAGTCGCGTCGGTGCCGAAGACGAAGCCGTTGGTCGTGATGTCGAGCAGCCGAATGACGGGCCCGGTCGCCGTCGTGAGGTTGAGCCGATCGGCCTGAAGGTTGATTTCGGAAAGGTCGGTGCCGGGACCGGAAGCGGAAGTGATGTTGAGCCCGGTGACGATGGTCTTGCCGTCGCTTCCGCGCACCGACGCCTTGAGGGTGTGCTTGGCCGAGAGATTGCCGTCGGCCGTGGCGCGCGCGGTGGACTCGGCCGTAACCGCCGCCGTGGTGTTGGCGGCCGCGGCGGTGATCGCCTCGGTCTTCTTGGCCTCGGCAAATGTTTGGGTGGCGTAGGTCGTCTCGATCGTATTGACGCGGGCAAGCAGGCCGCCGGTCGGGTGCTGAACCTGCGACTCGAGCGTGGTCGTCCGGGTGGCGAGCGCAGACACGCTGGTCGTCACGACATCGATCTGCTCGGTGAAGCTCGCGGACAGTGTGGCGTCGGCGGCGACGAATTCCTTTCGAATGTTCCGCGAATCCTGCTTCACCTCGTTCAGCGGGAAACCGATCTCGCGGTGGCCGTCCTCGAGTGCGCGGCGTGTGCGCAACCAGAAGCGCTCCATCTCGGCGTCGAAGTCGCCGATCTCCGCGCCGAAGCGGGCGTGGATAGACTGCGGCAGGCGCGGCGGGCGAGCCGGCAGATTCAGCTGCGGGTTGACCGGCTGCGGAACGACTGCGGACTGACGCATTTCGGGCATCTCAGCGGTTATTGCGGGCAGCCCCGCCGGTGCGAGCTCGGTTGCGCTCCATCACGCGGCCGATGAAGCGGCAGTCCTGGTCGATGGCGCCGAGTCCGTAGCCGTCTTCCGTCCCGACCTGCGGCTTGTAGCCGGTGGCCGATGCCTTCAGCTCGGAGACGCGAGTCAGCTCGGCCAGATCGATGCGGCCGTCCTTGTTGCTGTCGGCGGAGTGATAGCTCGTGATGGCGCCGGGGCCGGCGGCAAACCCGTCGGGCTGGCCGGGGTCGGAGTGATACTCGCCGGTCCGCACATTGGACTCGTTGCGGTAGTTGTAGAGCGCCAGCACGCGGTCATATTCCGCCTGCGTGATTAGCCAGTTGCCGTCGAAGTCCGCGGAGTGCGGGGGCGTGGCGTGCTTCAGGCTCAGCTCGTCCTGGAAGTAGGTCGAGAGGTAGCTCATCGGGATCACGCCGCCGTCGTCGGACGGATCGGCGATGGTCTCATCGAGCAGCAGCTCGGAGGGCTTGGATGCGGAGTAGTAGCCCCACAGACGAAGACGGACACCGAGCGGCTGCTGGCTCGAGGCGAACATCATGCCGTAGTTGAGCAGCGTCTTCTCGGCCATGACATCTCCGAAGGAGTTCAGTCCCCACTTCAGGCGGGCACCGGGCGTGGCGCCGTCGCGCAGCCAGGTCGTCGGCTTGCCGTTGATGAAGCCGTAGGTGAAAACAACCCCGCCTTGCGCGATGACGAACCAGTCATCCTCCCATCCCGGGCGAGCGATGAACCCAGCGGCGTCAACCTGCGCATCAATCTCCGATGCGGTGCCGCCGCGGGTCAGGTAGTCGAAGCAGATTGTGCGGTCGGGGCGGCAAAACCAGATCTCCTTCGTGAGCGGATTGTCGACGGCGAAGACGTCGCTCGTCGCCGACATGCCATCCATCAGCCGATCGCGGCACGCATCGAGCACGGGATGGATCGTCGGAAGGTTCACGCCGTCGAACATGTAGAAGCGGCGGCCGTCGCGGTCCGGGTAGACGTGATACTCGCCGTTCACATTGGCGACCGCCTCGCCCCACAGTGGCATGTTCACCGACTTCGGCCGATCCTTGAAGTCGAACGGGGCGTCGGCGCTGCCGGTGTAGCGGCCGACGAAGATGCCGCGGGTGCGGTAGACGATGATGGAGCCGTTCAGCTCCTTCGCGCAGATGATGGCGGAGGCGTCGTCCTGGAGATCCCGGTAGGCGGAGATGGCGCTGATGTCCGTCCATCGCGTCACCTGCACCGTGCGCGGGTAGGACAGGCCGGCATCGGTCGAAAGCTCGAGCGTGATGTTCGACCCGGAGACGGAGTTGACGAGGATGCCATCGGGGTGCGCGGAGTCGCCGCCGAGCGTGTCGCCGTTGGGCCCGCCGTTGATGACCGCGACGCGCGTCGTGCCGGCGACGAAGATCGATGACGGAAACGGCAGCGCGATCGTGGCGCTCGCCGAGTTCATCGTGACGCTGAAGACGGGCGACCAGTTCGTCGGAAGGCCGAACTCGGACCAGATCACCCGGTAGGGAATGTGGTTCAGCTTGTTGGCGTCGGCGACGATACCATAGGGCGAGCCGCTGTTCATGACGCCGGCAAGCTCGGCTGCCTTGATCTCGACGACGTTGAACGCCATCAGGAATCCGTTGTAGGCGGCGATCCATCCGACGCTCGCGACGCCCACCTCACGCAGCTCCTTCAGCGGCACGACGGCGCTGTCCTCGACCCGGTATGAAACCGGCAGGTCGACGGCGTTGTTGAAGATGATCCAGCCGTTGATGACAGCAGTCTGCCAGCGTCGCCCGTTCGGAGAGAAGCCGCTGCCGATCACGGACCATGTGCCGAGCGAGTAGTTGAAGCGGAAGATGTGTGTCTTCGTCGCGGCGATCGCGCACCGCTCGCTGTTGGGGCGCACGTTCTCGGCGATGAGCGTCACCTTGCCGTAGGTGACCGTGTCGATCGCGAGGTGCTGTGTCCCCTGCGGGAGCGATGCGTTCGGCCGGAAC